AGCAGGCAGGTTATGAAATCCCAGGCATAAGCAAAAAAGAGATTGCTGAAGCAATGGAGGCTATATTAAAAGATAGAAGATTTAGAGACTTCGCCAATAAATTAAGAAAAACAACAAATAGGGAAAAAGGCTGGATAGAACCAGATAATACATGGCCAGCAACAACTCTTTTAAGTGATATGTATACACTTACACGTGGAGTTAATAGGCAAGCATTTTTAGCAGATTTTATTGAAAACGCAGACATTATATTTTCAGATAAAAATTTAAACAAGCTGCGATCAGTATTAGGCAATTCGTGGGTAGAATCAATGGAGCACATGCTTAAAACTATGAAAACCGGTAATAACTTCTCTAATATGGATCCAGAAACTAGCGAATGGATGGGGTGGTTAAGAGGATCTATTGGTACTATAATGTTTTTAAATACACGTTCGGCTGCATTGCAGTTAATATCAACTGGCAACTATATAAATTGGAGTGATAATAATTTTGTTAAAGCAGCTGCCGCATTTGCTAATCAACGCCAGTATTGGAAAGACTTTACTAAAATATTTAATTCACCAAAATTAAAAGAAAGAAGAGGCGGTTTAAAAACAGATATTTTAGAGGCAGAATTAGCACAGGTTGCTAGAAATACAAAATCATTAAGAGGTATTGCAGCGTGGTTAATAAAGCAAGGTTTTAAGCCAACACAGTTTGCTGATAGTTTAGCAATAGCATCCGGTGGTGCTGCTTTTTATAGGAATAGAATAAACACATATCTTAAACAAGGTATGACTTTAAAAGAGGCAGAAAAGCAAGCATGGGCTGATTTTTCTTATCAAACAGAATTAGCTCAGCAATCCGCTAATGCTGCTTTGTTATCTAAAGAACAAAAATCAACTATAGGTAGAGTTGTATTAAACTTTGCTAATACACCACAGCAATACTATAGGCTCAGTAAAAGAGCCGCTGGTGATTTATTAAATGGAAGAGGCAGCGCAATAGAGAACTTATCTAAATTAGCATATTATACTACAATACAAAACCTTATATTTTCATATTTACAAGCCGCAGGATTTTGGATGATTGGGTTTGAAGATGATGAAGATATGACGGAAGAAGAAAAGCAAAAAGAAGAAAGAACTATTTCATATATACTTAACGGTATGAGCGACACTATATTAAGAGGTATGGGGTTGCAAGGTGCGGTTGCATCTGGAATTAAAAACGCATTTATTGCTTTTAATAAAGAAGCAGAAAAAACCTATATGGCACAACCGGAATGGAAAGCAGCTCAGGCTTTGTTTAATATATCGCCAGCATTAGGATCTAAACTTACAAAAGGCGTTAGTGCTTATAGAACTTACCAATTTGAAAAAGATGTTATAGAAGAAATGGGCTATTTAGGTTTAGGTGTAAATGGTAAGTTTATGCCAAGCCCAGGTTACAGTGTTGCTGGTAAAGTAACGTCAGCAGCTTTGAATGTCCCACTTGATAGAGTATACGATAAAACACTTTCAATATCAGAAATATTGGATAATAGAAATTCATCTTTGCAAAAAACTCTTCTATTAATGGGGTGGAAAAATTGGCAAATAGATGTTCCGCAAGAAGAATTTGAAAAAATAAGAGAAGAAGCAAAAGCAAAAAGAAAAATAGAATCGCCAAAGAAAGCAGCTAAAACTAGAAGAGAAAACCAAGCTAAAAAAAGAAAATCAAGACAAGAAGGGTTAGCTAAATTAAATCTTAATCAATTAGGTGAATTTAAAGCTTTAGAAGCTAAAAACAAAAAAGAAGGTAAAGAATATACAGTAGAAGACTATATAAAAGAAAAAAACATAAAATAATATAAAAACCGTGTAATATTACATATTATACACCACACTTAAAAAAAATAAATATGGCCACACAAATCGGGGAAAATACTAAAGTAACACTTGATCTAAAGACTATAGGAATTGTGATAGCTGGAGCCGTATCGCTTGCTGCAATGTATTTTACTTTGCAAAAAGAGATAGAGATCGCTAAAGAGCTTCCAGAGCCCACAATAAGTCGTACAGAATATGATTTAAAAGATCAATTAATTCGAGAAACTATAATGAATACTCAGGAAAAAGTTGAAGAAAATAGTGATAAACTTGATAAAATTGATGAAAAACTATATGAAATAATAGAAAAGAAGCGTTAAAATGAGATCACTAATTACTTTAATATTAATATTGTTTGCTTACGCGTTAACTGCACAAGATTATAAAATTGTTCAAATAAATGCAAGCTGGAATACCAGAAATGACGTTAAACTACCTTATGTTATAGAAGGCGCTAAAGTTATTTATGGAAGATTAGAGGAGCAGCGAAAAGAACTTCAAGAGCAAATACAAGCAGTGCCTGTTATAATATTGTTTAAAGATAGTAAGGTTATAAGACAATGGTCGGCGGATTTAAGTTTTAAATTAAATATAAATAAAGAAGAAATAGCATATGCAATTAGGGAAGATAAGCAAACACATTTCAGGGCGAGAAGCAATTGAATCTTATACAGCTAAAAGAAGAGGTATAGAAAATATACCTAGTGAATATGAGCTAACAAACATGGCGGCTGTTGCTGAAAATGTATTTGAACCATTAAGAGAATGGGTTGGTGGCCCAATAAAAATTAATTCATTTTTTCGATCGGTTGAACTTAATAAAGCGATTGGCGGGAGCTCAAGATCGCAACATTGTGAAGGCCGTGCAATTGATATTGACGACACATATGGTTGGAAATCAAACGCGGAAATGTATAATTACATAAAAAACAATCTTGATTTTGATCAGCTTATATGGGAATTTGGAACAGATGACAACCCTGATTGGGTACATGTTAGTTATGTATCTGTTGATGGAAATCGCAGAAGATGCTTAAAAGCAGAAAAAACAAACGGAAAAACAACATATAAAATTATTTAGTATGAATACCCCAATAACTAAACTAGTAAAGCTAAGAAAATCTAGTAAATTTCCTGTAAATCAAGAGGTTACTAAGAATGCAGACGGAAGTGGCGGTCCTATCGACTCTGTCGCAAAGCAAACTAAATACAAACCTCAATCAGAGCCAAAAAATAAAAAAGAATATAAACAAAGGCTAAAGCAATATGAGCAAGATCCTTATCAAAAAGCTGTTGATAAATTCCCACAATTTAATCAAGCCACAGATACTATTATAAGCAATACAAGCGGTAGTTATAATCTTAACAAGTCAATAAACCTGGCTAAAGCTCAAAAAGCGGCTACTAATTTACACGATGGTAATACATCTAATAATTATATAATACGTAATATGCAAGGGCCTAAAGACTCTGCTTCGTATTATGAATCAGACGGTAGAACAACCACTTATGATTTATATGATAAAGAAAACTTAAAAAACTCCGTGTCGGCTGCAAAGCAAGTTAGTAATCCCCCTAAAAAAAAGATGATTAAAGCAACTGTAAAAAACATACACCCAGATCATATGCCGGGTAAAGTTTTTAGTGGGCCTAAAGATGTACCACAAGTACCTTATACTCAAAAACAGATTGACACTATGTCTCAAAAGACAAGGGATGCTAAGTTGCCTATATTTTATAAAGTGAAACCAGAAGTTAAAAAAGATTCTATTGCTAAGAAAAAAGACGCTTGTTATCATAAAGCAAAAGCTAAATATGATGTATTTCCATCGGCATATGCATCGGGGTATATAGCTAAGTGTAGAAAGAAAAAAGGTAAAATAGGATAATATGTTTAAGAATAAAGAATTAAGAGGTTATATAGGTGCCGCAACAGTATTTGCGATGGTAATGGGATTATTACTTTTTTTAGCATATAAAGAAATACCTGATACAAATAACGATATATTTAAAGTTATTGTCGGTATGCTAGTCGGTAGTTTATCAGTGGTAATATATACTTTTATAGGTAAGAACCCAGAAGAAGTGGAGTCACTAAAAGCTAAAAACGAAGCTTTAGAAGACAAAGTGGCAAGTATGGTAGTTGAAAAAGATAAACTTGAAAAACTATTAAGAGATCTGCAAACTGAAGTTATTGATAAGCTAGCTGTATCGGGAACTAATTTTACATTCAAAAATACAAAGTAATGGCATTTAAAATGACCAAAAAATTAACTTCCGATGGTTTAGCTACTGATCCTGGTAAAGAGGCGATACAGAGTTGGATTAAAGCTCGTTCTGAAACAGGTAGGTTTGAAAATCAATTAGGCAATAACCAAATGGAAAGTGGTCTTGAAAGGCTTAATGCTGCAAAAAGAGTTAGTAGAGATGAAATGTATAACATGGGTTACAATGAAGGCGATACAAATGTAAGCCGTCTACAAATGCCTGCCAATGTGCCAGTAGGTATGTACGGACTTGAAGAAAATGTATATTTTGCTGAGCCAACTTTATATCAAAAATATTTTACAAACAAAACTTCAAAAGGTACAAATATACACGAGCTTACCCATGCTTTTGAGCGCGGCACAACGAATAAACAAGATTTATCAGAAAGTAGCATTGAAAAAGCTATAAAAAACATACCTGTAATAAAAAGCGAAGAGGGTTATACAACCGAAGATTACATGGACCCAAAAGAAGTTTATGGTGAATTAATGAAATTTAGAATAAAAAATAAAATAGATCCTAAAAAACAATTTAATAAAGAAGATTTACCTAAATTAAGAAAAAACTTAAGTAAAGAAAGCAACTACGGAATGTTTAACATAAATGATATGTATGACGACAACAACCTTTTAAGATTAATGAACGAGGTTGTAGACTCCGGTAAAAATACAAATTTAAATTTAAATATCGCATAATGGCATTTAAATTAGACTCGCCTTTTAAAGTTAGAAAAACTAAAGAAGGATTAGCTCTTAAACGATGGTTTAAAGAAAAATGGACAGATGAACACGGTAATGAATGTGGCTCGCCCAAAAATAAAAAAACAAAAAAATGCAGACCCAGCAAAAGAGTTAGCAAAGACACCGTAAAAACTTGGGGTGAGATGAGTAGCGGCGAAAAAGCCGCGGCTGTTAGAGAAAAGAAAAAAGTCGGTATGGGTAACCGCGCAAGTAATATTAAATAATATGGATAAATACTATTCTAGTAAGTATCAATCAATGCTGATTGACTTACACAAAAAGCGACCTTGGGGTGGCGCTGTTGATGGAAGCATAGAGAAAATAAACACTTATGCTAGACTTTCAGAAGTAAAAAGTATATTAGATTATGGATCAGGTTATGGTGCTTTTAAAGATAAAATAGAGGCTACATATAAAGATGTTGCGTATAGCATACATGAATATGAGCCAGGCCAACCTGAATTAGCTGGAGATCCGCCGATTTGCGATGCTAGTATATGTATAGATGTGATGGAACATATAGAGCCTAAATTAGTAGATAATGTAATAGAACACATTCATAATAAAACTAATAAATGGACGTTCCAAAAAATATGCTTAAGAGCTGCTACGGGTAATTTTCCAGGGACTAAGCAAAACTTGCATTTAATTGTTATGCCAGCGGCTTGGTGGGTAAATAAATTATTACCATATTGGGAAATGGTTGACTTAACAGCAACAACAGGGCATCTTACATTTTTAGGATTAAAGAAATGAAGTTTTTTGATTTTAATAATAACGGAAAGTATGACTGGTGGGAATATATTTTACCGTTCTTTATTATTTTAATAATAGAGATTATAGCAGAAGTTGTAGCTAGATTTTTGATCTTTTAGTTTTTACAGGTGCAGATACTATAATCTTTTCACCTTTCATCCAACCAGTGTATTTTATATTTTCTTCTTTTAAATCACTGAGCATATACCAATGGACTAACTTTTTGTCCACTAATTTTTTCACATAATTTTGTTCCATTTTTGAGTCATGCGCTGGTTTGTCTAAAACATATACCGGTAAATGCCAGCTATGAGGTACACAATTACTATCATTGCCTCTTTTATCTTTAGGTAATATATCTGTACTTTTAGCAAAGAAATCAAATCCAATCAATCCTATTGTTTTATATGTTTTAATTTTATCTATAAACCATAATAAACTAATAAATCCTGCACTAGGTCGGAACTCATGCGGGTTTAACATGTCTTTGCCAAACTCTTTCTTCATTATATTAATAATTTCTTCGTCAGAAAACATCTGAGTATATGGCATACCCTTTGGCAGGTGATCTTCTAATATCCAGTCTTTCATATAAAAATTACCTCTACATCTGTTTAGAAGTATTTGGGTATTTTTAAATCTACCATTCTTAAATTCATTTCGTAAATTATTATAACAAGGCGCTCTAAACTGACCTGTTATCCATATATCACATTTGGATCCTACACTTTGTTGTTGTAATTTATTAGCCTCTATAGCTCTTCCAAATCTGACTACAATATCAAACCCATCTATAAACTTTGCTAGTTTATGATTCATTATTTCGACGGAATTACCGACAAATAATACGCTTTTATTTTTTACAAGCTCTCGTATATGTTCCACCATTCCCATGATAATTCTGCGTCTCTATAGTCTTCAAACCAAGGTCCGCCGTTAGTATAATGTAATGCTTTTGCACCTTCAGGCGCATAATGTCCAACCAGACAATTATATTCTTTAGGTATATCATTTATTTTATCAGAGTTAATAAACCTAAGTTCGTGCAATTCGCTTGCACTAGCTTTATCTAAATAATCTTTTGTTAATATATCTTTAAAATAAGCACAATCAAAAATCATTAAGCTGGACCAATTCTTACGCGGGTAACTTTTGTTTTGTATACCATTCATTTTATTTCCTATAACAGTGTAGTCATCATGTTTAACAACTGCCAACGGATACTCATTACCTACATATTTTTCAATCTCTGATATATCACATTTCCATAAAAAATCATTATCACAAAACAAAGCTTTACCTTCGTAACCCGCAAGCAATGGAACATAAAATCTAGTAAAAGAAAATTCTGTAGATTCACCCGGTATATCTTTTCTGCCGTATATACCAGAGGATATCATTTTACTTTTGTCTAAAAAAGTTATGTCTGCTTTTGGATTATAATTAAGTATAGACTTTTCACATACTTTTGTAGCGCTTTCGTATCTTGAATCGTGTCCTATAAATATTTTCATAATTGTTTTAGTATTTTTTCAAACTTATCTAGCTGCACCATATTAGATCCATCACTCCAAGCTAAACTTGGTTCTGGGTGAACTTCAAAAAAGTAACCATCTACTTCTAATGCTTTAGCAACCTTAGCTATAGGTAATGTATATTTAGGTTGACCATCAGTTGTGCCGCCTGAGTTTGGCCTTTGGGTTGAGTGGGTGCAGTCCATTATCACAGGGACACCTAGTTCTTTCATGTCAACTATCTGTCTAGGGTCTACAACTAGATCGCCCATACCAAACATACTTCCTCTTTCTGTTAACCAAACGTTTTCATTGCCAGTGCTTCTAACTTTTTCTACAGCGTGTATCATGCTTTTACCATCTACAAACTGGCCTTTCTTTATATTTACAATTTTACCAGTTTCACCAGCGGCCAACAACAAATCTGTTTGCCTGCATAAGTAAGCTGGTATTTGAACAATATCTAATACATTTGAAAATATATCAGCATGGACTGGCTCGTGTATATCCGTGGTTACTTTTATACCTTTTTGTTTAACAGATTGTAATAAATTAAAACCTCTGTCTATACCAACACCTCTTTTCGAATGTATAGATGTTCTATTAGCTTTGTCAAAAGACCCTTTAAAATAATAGTCAAACCCATTATCTTCAGCCCATTTCTGACATTTACTAGCTACAGTTATAACAGTTTCCCAACTTTCAAGACTGCACGGACCAGCTATCAATATCGGCTTTTGTGTTGATTTCTTTGCCTTCATATTTAGTTTGAATTACATTTATATTAAAATAACCTAGTATTCTGTTTTGCTCTAGGTTTTCTTTATTATATTTATCTTTTATTGTTTCATATTGTTTTAATACTTCCGGCTTATATGCATATATACCTAGGTGTCTATCTCCATAGCCTATATTAGATCTTGTAAACCACATGGCTTTACCATTTTGGTGTATAACTTTTACATCATCTTCTTTTGCGCCTAAAGTGTAGGCTGTTATACAATCGTGGTTATTGTTGTTTATTTCTTTAATAATAGGCTCGATGGTATCATAATTTATATCTAGCATGTCACCTTGTATATTTAAAACATAATCGCAGCTACTAAGAAATTGCAAAGCATTTGATATTCTATGAGTACCGTTTTCAGCTGAACCTGTTATCATACAATGACCCTGAGGTATGTGTCTAGATATTAAATCACTATCGGTAATTACAAAAGTTTTCAAACCCATATCAATAACCTTATCAAATACATTTCTTATTAATGGTTTATTGTTAAAAGGTAGCAACATTTTGTGTTTAACTCTTTTACTATTTAATCTAGCGGGTATAACAGTTATTATATTTTTCATGCTTTGCTCCCCGATGTTCTTCTAACTATATCATCGTGGTTAAACTCCGCCCAGTATAACTCAAACGCTACTCCATCTTCAATACCCTCAAATTGATGTATTTTACCGGGCTTTACCATAGTAAAATCACCAGCCTCAAGTATTGTTTCATCGACAAGGTCTTGATCATCTTGCCAAACTCTTACTAGCATTTTACCGGACTCTACAAAAAATCCATTCCACTTAAATCTATGTTCATGCTCTGAACATTTAAATCCTTTATTAAATTCTATTCTATGAAATTCTAGTACACCATTTTTGTGTACCATTTCTGTTTTACCCCAAATTTTTCCTGCTTTCATTTACTTTGATTAAAATATGGTTTAGACCAATTCTTTTTGTTCATTAGTCTTTCTATAGTTGCTGGTTTATTATTTTCTACAAACGGTTTCCAGTCGTACCATTTATCTCTTTTATTATCATTAATGCTGGTTATCTTAAACTTTTCTAGCGATTGACCTTCTTTATTCGCAAAATGTATACTTATCAGTATCCTTGGTTCACTAGTGGTTACTTCGTGGTATTGACCTTTTGGTATATAAAGCAAATCACCTGGCTCTAGAGTTACTTTTTCTAAAACTGTTTTAGGTTGATCTGGTTTAAATTCTTTATACAACGTCCAGTTCGTTCTACCTTCGGTATGAAATAAAAAGTTTTCAGTAGCATCTCCATGCGCTGGATACGACTTAGAGTTAGCGCCGGGTGAAGCATAAACATTCGCCTGTCCTCTCCCAAAATATTTTTCAAACTCAAAACATATATCAACTAACTCTTTCTTTTCGTATTCTAAAAATGGTATAACAAATGTTTTACCTTTTTTCCACAAATTAAAAACATCTTGTTTGCTAAGTTTAGGTAACTTTAATTGGCCCTTTCGCATTTTATCTAAACACCATTTACCATCTTTACCGTCGTAGTCTAATATTTGTAAACTTTTATTAGCTGGAAAGCGATTCATATATGTATTAAAATCGTTCCAAGTATAAAGCCCTTTATATTTATTACGTCTAATAACCAAATGTTTCTTTCTCCAATAGTCTTTAAAAAATACTTTTACACTTATTGGGTCTAATAAGTTTTCAATATTAATATTATCCATCACAAGCTAAACAGTTTTCATCTGTAGCGGAGGCAGCAATATCACCTCTTAAAACAGATTCAGTTCTCATATAATATAATGTTTTAATACCTTTCTTCCAAGCTTCCATGTGAACTTTATTAATCCACTTTGGTGTAGCTTCAGAAGGAAAAGCTAAGTTTAAACTAACCGATTGATCAATATATTGTTGTCTTATACCGGCTTGATTAACTAACTCTAATTGATTTATTTCTTTAAAGGTTTTAAATACATCTTTAACTTTATCAAAGCCCGTTAGATCGTACGATTTTGAGTCCTCGATAAGCGTAAGCTTACCATTAACATATCCCCAATTATCCAACTCTTCAATATCTTGTATACTTCCGCCGTCAGCCATAATTTTATCCCAAGTTTCTTTGGTATTTATGCTAGCCTTGCGAAGTACTTTTTCTAGTTCTTTGTTCTTCCTAATGAACGTACCCTTCGCGCTTTGTTCAGTGAAAACATTAGCGGCCCAAGGCTCAA